TCAGCTTCTGCCGCCGGATAGAGCGTTGTTCCGCCAGGAACCTGATAAAGCCCTAAAGTGTTCGTCGGGGGTATGCCCGCTATCCATGTCCCATTAACGCCGAAGAACATGTTTCCTGCGGTGCAGTCGGCTGCGAACATGAGTACGTCGCCCAGTGCCAGAGCACTGGCTGTGAAACTCACATTACCGCCCGCGTATGTGCCCCAATTTCCGCCGTTGCCAAGGATGCCAAAGCTATTAAAAGAGGCATCGCCGCCGATGAATTGGTTGGCGGTGGTGATCGGGAAGGAACTGTTTACAAATCCACCAGAGACGAGCTCAAGCGCGGGATTTGGTAGTGTCGTGAGCTTGATTTCAAAGTAGTATTTACCGGAATTATGACTTCGCGTGCCACGTGATGTCCCGTACTGACCGTTGGTTGTACCAGTGATGGTCGTGTTATTGTTGCTGAGAACAACGTTCGCACTGGTATTGGCCGGGTCAAACGTCGAGGCGCGCAAAGCAATATTGCTGGTCATAGTACCCGCGCCAGCAAATTGCGCGGCTGCGGGTATGCGGCGTAACAGTGACGCGCTGAACCCACTGGCCCCATTGAATGCTACGGATACAAAAGTCGCGTCGCGGAACATGGTGGCGGTCAGGCTGCCGGTGCCGGCCAGGTTTGCCGTCGCTAGCATGACCGAGCGATACACATCAGCCGTTAGGGTACCATTGGCGCTAAAGGCCGGCGCAGCGACCTGCAGTGCATAGGCCAGGCTGCTGGCGAGAGCGCTGATTCCGGCCATGGATGCCGTGCCCAGTGGTCGCCCGACGATCATATTCGCAGTCAGCGCGCCGGTCGCACTCGCATTGACAACGCCGAGCCCCTTGGGACCGCCCGCATCGGCGGTGCCGCCGCCTGCGCCGGCAAACGTCGCCCGGATCTGGTAGGGTATGCCCAGGCTGGCAGTCAGCGCGCCGGTCGCGGTTAGCGGTAGAGCCAGGGTATCGAACCGGCTTAGCGTCGCAGTCAGGTGGCCAATGCTACCCAGCGCCGCATTGATCACCGGCAGCTTAACCGTGGTCTGGTTGAGCACCGTGACCTGGTTCTGCAGGCTGGCCACCTGTGCCTGCAGCGCCGCAATCTGCGCCTGCATAGTGGCCAGACTGGTGATAGTATTGAGATCGAGGATCAGATTACCATTAACGTCGAATGCCAGTGGCGGGATAACCAGTACTTTCCGTGCTGGCCCGGTGACCGCAAACCCCTGGCCGACGAGCGACTGGCCTTCGACCTTCAGTTCATGAGTGTCGTTGAACCCAGCGTGAATCGCGACATTATTGGGAAACTCACCCGTGGGGTTAATATTATCGTGGAGAACGATTGGGTCAGCCACACTCAGAACCCGCCCGGCGTATTAGAAATTGGTGGGGTGTTTGATGGAGGCATCGCGGAAATAGCACTAAGGCCCAACTGCTGCCCGAGGATGTTCTGGGTACCCGGGAAGGCCAGCCCGGCTGTCTGTTCCGGCGGCAGGGTCCCAATGGCCAGCGGTGTCGGATTATCCGGTGATGGTGGTGGAGGCAACACAGGCAGCGGAGCGAGTGGCGGATTATCGCGTGAGGCCATCCGGTACTGAGTCCCGTCCACTGTGCTGCTGCTACCCTTGGTCATGATGTAGACGTCGAGCCAGGTCACATACCCCTCGCGGCTATACAAATGCTCGGCGGTATCGATGTGATACATCCCGTCCACACCCGGGCGCGCGCCGATTAGATTCACATAGCCGCCACCCTTAGCTCGCGGCTCTCCGTTGATCACAATGCGCCCTGGCCCGGTACCAGCAGCGACCCCCTCCGCCTGGCCGCCGCTGTCCTGCTCAGCATTGCTCGAGTTTGCCGCCGGCTGAGGTAAGGCAAAATCACTGCCTACTGCACCCCATGGACTTTTCATCCCGATCTTGCCGGCAATAGTCTTCCACTGCCCGAGAATATGGTCGAAGAACTGTTGGTTGCTGCCCGACCAGGCCGGCCGGGCCATCATCGGATGAACCTTCCAGCTGATCAGGTTGTAGCCCCACTGGGCAATGATCGTCGGATAGACCCCGTCCGCCATCTCGTCGGCGGCATTGATCATCGCTCGGGTACCGCCAACAACACGAAAGAAACCACCGATCTCGTCAGCTATCCGGTTGCCGAAATGATAGAAGCTCTCGTTGTTCTGAGCAATGAAATCCCGCGTCAGACTTTGAAACTTAGGTGCTATCTGGAATGAATGTCCGGCATTGCCCGCCGCCTTGGTCAGCGCATCCAAGATTTTAATCGGGCTGCCTTCAGTCTGGCCAGGCGGCGCGGCCTCCCCGGTACTATCCTGCATGGGGGCCTTGCCTTTGCCTATGTGGTTCTCACCGCTGCACTGGATCCACATCCGCCGGCCGCCCTGCTTGCGCGCAAACCCGTGCTCGACGTCCTGCACCGTGCCGTCGAATACCTGGTAGGCGTTCTCACTGATCCACCCGAGATCGATGGTGACGTGGGCGCCGAGCGGCGGGATGGGCAGGCGCGCATCACGGTCATCGAGCTCAATCTCAGCCGTGTAATCGGATACTCCGCCGATGCCGTTGCGCACCCGCACTGAGAGCAGAAACGGGTTCAGCCGCGAGGTGACATCGACTGAGCCAGACAACCCATCGATATTGATCTTGCAATAGGCGCGCAGCCGGTTGGTCTGCACCGGGCTGCCGACAAACGGATCATTAAGCCGGGTGCCAAACGCTGCCGCGATAGCCGCATCCACCGCCTGCTGATAGTTGCCCACCGGTGCCGGTGGAGGCACACTGATTAGCGTCCCTGGTGAGTTCTGCACCTGTGGATAACTCGGGCTATCGACCTGTAGCTCTGCCATGATTCGCCTCTACAGCGTGTAGCCCTGCTTGTCCGTCCAGAGCTGATCTGTGGATAGCGTCGGCAGCTTACCGATCAGCAGATCCGGGTCGATTGGCACGCGCACGTAGACCCCCGGCGGGATGAACGGCGTGGTGCGATGGACGAAGGCCAGCTGCGGATTGGCATCAACCAGCGCCTCAACCATGCCCGGCGCGCGCTGCATATAGCGACGCCAGATCAACATATCGGCGGTGATATATTCCGACTGGATCATATACAGCTCAAACCCCTGGATTGCCATAGCTCACCCGCTTGCGTTGCCGGCGCCGACCGTCTGCCAGTAGCTGCTGAAATAGGACTCAGCCGCAGGCACCGGCAGGCGTGCAAATACCGCCTCAAAGTGGATCTGCTGGCCGACCCCCTCGGCGCCGAGCTCCGCATGCGCACGCACGAGCTTTTCGATCGCAAACCAGCCGAGCACCTCGCCGTCGCCGCGCACCATCATGGAGACGATGCCCTGGCGGCGCATACCCTCCAGAATATACAGCTCGACGAAGCCGCCAATGCGGTAGGGAAACAGAATGCCGCGCATATACAGAACTTCGTCGTTCTCCCCTACCCATTCCCGGTAGATCGCAGCGCCGGCAATTTCCTTGTGCGCCCAGTCGGTCGCGGTTTCGTGATCCAGCTCATGGGTATTGAACGGCTGGACCCGCCACTGTAATGGTCCCCACTGATACAATATGGAATTGAGGTTGCCGTCATAGGGCTGCTTGTACAGCGATGGCGGGCTGCTCGGTGGCGACTGATACTGACCTTTCCATGATTGATGGCCGGGCATTAGACGTGTCCTGGGTTACCATGCGCCGTGCGCGCATGCTGGGCCTCAGCGTGACCCTGGAAGTTGTTGGCTATGCGCGCGGTATGCCGTCGCGCCGACAGCACTGCCTGGGTTGACACTTTCGGCTCGATCGGCACCTGAATAGGCGCCTGAGCTTCTTGCGTCTGCGCCGCAGCTTCAGTTGTTGCCGGGCGCGGCCCAGTCGCGGCGAGTGACGAGCTTAAGGCGGGACCAGGGGTGCGCAGATGTATCGGCGGCACCGCCCGGCGGGCACTATACAGGCGATCCGAACCGGTCCCGCCCACCGGCACATCCGTGATCGACGCGGCACCGCCCTGACCCTGCTGTGGAGTTGTTGCCTCCCACACTGGCTTCTGTCCAGGTGTCCTGGTGAGAGTGTTGCCAGACGCGAACCCGGGTTCGACGCGGCGCGCCGGATCATAAGGAGCGCCGGCCACGCCGACGTGGCCGGATCGAGATCCCGGGATAGGAGGCAGCGTGAGTACATCGCCACGCTGTACGTCTTCGGGCTTTACGGCCTGTTGCCATTTGAAGAATGAACTGGCCGCTGGATTGGTCCCAGTCAAGGCCTCGCCAAGGCCCGCCTGTCTATAGGCAGAGCGCACCGTATGTGCACACCAGGCCTCATCCATCGGGTTGAGCCCGTTGTTGGCGTCGTGCTCCCCGCCCGCCGCCATAAATTTCTTCAACTTTTCCTTATCGGCGGGACTATGGTTGCGCAGACCGTCTAGGCTCTCGACCAGGCTAGCGGCATACTCGCGTCCGGCAATGTACCATTCCTGCCTCTGAAACCCGGCAATGTTCTTGTCGACGTCGGCGCCGGCCGAAGTCAGCGGCAATGTATTAACGTTGTCGATTGAGGGTGAGGGCAGCACAAGGCCGCCGTCAGCCATATGCGCCGTGCGCCGTTTGCCGCTGGTCGCTGCGGCCTGGGCCACTGACGGCGCCGGTGGCGCTGGTGGCGTAGACCCCGGCGACCCTAGGTGGGCTAATGTAGGGTTTTGTAATTCTTTATCGCGTAAGGCGGGGTGATCATGCAATCCAAACCATTGGCTTTGGATTTTCGGAGCATTCAGCATGGCTTTAGTGTCGCCAGCTTCCAGCTTCTTGTACTGCTCTGGCCAGCGTCGTTTCAGGTATTCATTAACCGCCTGGGTCTGTTCCTCGACAGTGCTTTTCTGGTCGACCCCGCCGTACAGATGGCGCGCCTGCATCGGGTCCATGCCGTACTTGGCAACCGCCTCGTCGGCATCCATCCGATTCATCTGATAGTAACCGTAGTCAGCAGCGGCAGGACCGTACTGAGCTACGTTGGCGTTGCGTGGAACGTTACCTATTTTGACTGGCTGGTTATATGCATCAGAATAAGCTTCTTTGTAACTAAATCCTGTTTCGGTCGAACCAATGGCTGAAATGAACGCGCGCGCATAAGGCGACATTTCGGTCGTTCCGGGGGTAGTGAGTGGAACGATCGCCTCTGCGCCGTCCTTACCCAGCGTGACGTCGGTGCGCCGCGTAACCACCGAACTCTTCGACGGGTCATTGAGATTGACGCGTAACTCCGGGCCAGCTTCAGCGATGGTAGCATCGGTCGGCCCGATGGAAACGCCACCGTCCGCCATCTGCACCCGGCCGTTGCCACTCCAGTTCGTCGCCCCCGGTTTGTGCTGGGTATTTTTCCACAGATCAGAATATCCGGCCAGCTGCGGGGTCATTAGTGCGAGCTGGTGGATCCGCTCTTCCGTCGACAGTTCCTTCAATGTTTTCTGCTGCTGTTCAAACTGTTCCCGCTGCGCCGCAGCCTGCTTAAGCTCGGAGATCGGAATGATGGCTTCTGGTCCGGCTTCACCGATCATTCCAATGGTCGGTTTGGTAATGATGCCGCCGGCCTGATGTCTTTGACTCGGATTTATATTTGGGTCACGGTTTAACCAATCATGCGCGCCTTTTGCTGTGGGGTCAGCGCGGATCGAATCAAACAGACCTTGCCACTGATCTTTAAGCGATTCCAGCGGATGCCGAAAAGACATGAGCGGCCGCCGGCCTTCAGTCTGCGCCGTCGAGATATTTAACTCGCGCGTGAACAGATCCAGCGTGACCTTGGCTGCGGGGGCAACCAGCCGACCGAGCGCATCCGCAAATTTATCGACAGCCCCCGTCGCTGCGTCTGTCGCCCCTTTAAAGTCACTGGTATGCCTTTTCCATTTTTCATCGGATGATTCGGTATCAGCTTCTGCCTTCTTTACAATATCCAGCACCTCGGGCAGACCGTCCATTAGCGCCTTCATGCCGATAATCGCGTCAGCACCATAGCCAATCCGGCGGAAGAACTCCGGGTCATCGTCATGCCGCCCCATGTAATCAAGCTGCATCTGGATCAATTCCAGTGCGCCACCACCCTGCGCCTTAATCGCCTGACGCTGGGCATACAGGTTCGGATTGGTAAGCGCCTTGGTCAGAATCTGGTTTAAGGCCGCTCCTGCCTGGGTCGCGTTCTCGAACTGCGGGGTCATAATCTTGATCATGGCCGCAATCTGATTGCCCGATTTTTCGCTAACAAACCCGCTTGCCTTCAGGCTGCGCGCCATTTCTGGAAAGGTCTTCGTGAACCCGGTCGCTATCCCAGGCAGAATGTCTTCCCACTGCTTCAGCTGATCCTTGGCTTTATTCGCATCCAGGGTGAGGTTATGCATTGATGCGGAGATCGCCGCAGTCATATTCTCGTTGGTCACGCCGAGCATCTCGGCGGCCTGGCCGACGGTGCTGAAAATGTCGCTCGCCTTTGTGCCCTCCAGTCGGGTGCGGGTGACAAAATCGGCAAAATCATTTACTAGATCATTGTATTTCTCGCCCGATTGCGCCTGGAACTTGCGCAGCTGGTCACTGACCCGATCCATCTGCTGGACGTTCAGCTGGGCAATTTCCCGCGCCGTCTGGGTAATGCGCTCGGTCTTGCCGTAGGCGAGCACAGCGTGGCGGGTAAATTCCTCAATCTGATAGAGGGCAAACGCCCCGGCAATTCGCGCCCCAACTTCCTCGATCTGCTTACTGAAGAAATTGACCGTCCCGCCGGTGTTCTTTACTTGCTTCTGGATCTCTTCATGGGTCTTCTGGCTTGACTGACCGAACTTCTGCCACTGGGCGGAATGCTGCTGCAGGAGCCGGTTCTGCAGGTCCATGTCAACATTGGTCGCCTCGGTCGCCTTCTTAACCGAGTTGTTAACCTCGTTCAGCCAGCGTAGATGCAGGTCGACATTCGCCATCTAGGTGGCTCCCGTATCCGCCCGCGCGCGATACCGCTGGTGGCGGGTTTCGGCGTTTGAGGTCCAATGATCCTGCTGCCGTGCGGCGCGGTGTCGCGCGGCCATCAGCCGTGCCATCGACGGCGGCCGTGGCGCCTCGATCTCCGGGCGGATTGGTTTGGCCAGCTGTGCCCGCACATCGTGTGCCGGTGCTGCCCTTCCCTCCATGCTGAACGGCGGT